AGAAGTAAACCGATCCGAGACTCATACCAGTAATCGCTTTGTATGAGTCCGCTTTCCCTCCGCCTTTCCAGTAAACCTTTAATTCCCGGTCAGGAAGTGAGATCAGCAGATGTGCGCCGGAATCATCATGCGATGTTCTGCAATGTCCTTTGAAGATGTGGATCAGTCCGAATCCGTCACCGTCCATTATCAGTCGGTATGCTTGTTCTGCGGAATACGCAGTTACCAGATGGTTATTATCTCTGGATCGAAGCAGATGCCGAGCGAAGCGCATTGTTCCTGCGGTTGTCTTCCCGGATCGGGGAGTGCCTTCCAACCAGTCCAGAGTCCGGTCGAAGGGAAGCATTATCAGATCGGATTGCTTACTGCTCCATTCGATCATGCTTGCGACCTTCTTTCGAGTTCCATCAGGGATTGGAGCAGTTCGTTCGCGACCTCTGGCGCGGATTCGATCTTATCGCGCCATCTGCCCGGTCTGCGGTTTTTCAGCCAGAATATCTGTGCTGCGGTTTCACCGGGCATGTGCTTCTTTATCTTTCGGATGTGCTTCTTCTGTCTGCCTTCGCCGAGTTCCTCGACCTCTGTGATTACTTCTTCATAATCGTAGCCGAGTGCCCGTTTCAGCAGTGCGGATTCGACCTCGATATCGACTGGTGCTTTCCCTTTTTTAATGGCATCCGACAACTCCGGGAACTTATTCAGCCATTCGTAAAATGTGGATATTCCGATCCCCATTTTCAAGGCGATTTGTTCATCAGTCAGGCCATCGCGAGCGAAGCCCATCGCGGTTGTTAATCCGTCTGGTGTTATCCAGTCAGAAAACTTTCCCTTTCTACCAATGGTTATCACCCCCTGTGATAACGGTCAAATATTCGCAGTTCCTTCTCCATCCGCTTAATGTACCGGATGAGGTCTTTCCTGTGAATCGGTCCTGCGGTTTCGAGTTCTGCTTTCGCCTTAGCGATCTTCGCGATGTGTTCATCCCGGCGCATTGAGAAGCACCGCCTTCCTTCCGGTGAAGTCTTCCCAGCGTTTGATGATTACATCCACATACTTCGGCTCAAGTTCCATGATCCGACATTTCCTGCCGAGTTGTTCACAGGCCATCAATGTTGTACCAGCACCGCCGAAAGGTTCGATGATGATGTCTCCCGGTTCGGACATTGATTTAATATATTCCGCAGGAAGCCCGATGGGGAATTGTGCCGGATGCAGATCGCGCAGATTGTTCTGCAATACCGGATGCATGAACAACACGGATTCCATCTGCTTATAAGGCTTGGAAGTATCTCCGGTGGTATGGAATGAGGTTGTCCCGTCTGCGTTCCGTTTTGTCTTCGGCTTTTTATCGTTGATGGAGTCCGGGAGTTTCTCGATTGTGCGGTTGATCTCGAAGAACTCTGTACCGAATACAAAGACCCATTCATGCCGGAGAGGGAAGAAAGCAGCTGCCTGTCCGATATTCCCTGTCATGCCCTTATCCCAGACATTCCATGCGAGCATCTTGTATCCGCTTTCCCGGGCAACCCTGATATAATCGTTCCAGTATTCGAATATATCGTGATCCTTGCGCTGGATGCCGAGATTCACACACTGATAATCGGTGTATGGACGGTATGCGGAAATGAACTGGCAGAGATTTCCAACAGACAGATCCTTTCCGCCTTCGTATTCGCGCATGTCGGAATACGGCGGTGAAGTGAAGATCATTCTTCCTTTCTCGCCGGCCATCAGTGTCTTTATGTCGGAATCATCAGTGCTATCTCCGCACATCAGGACATGATCTCCGAGTTGCCAGATGTCTCCGCGCTTCGCGACTGCTTCGACTGGCGCATCCGGGATATCGTCTTCCGCGATGGATGTCTGCGCATCAGTGAAATCATCCATTTCCGGGAAGCCGAAGTCCGTCATATCGATACCAGCGATATCCAGTGCGGCCAGTTCTTCCGCGAGATTCCCCAGATCATATGGGCTTTCATTCGTCTTGTTATCAGCAAGCCGTAATGCCCGGACCTGATCTTCGTCCAGATCATTCGCGAATACCACTGGCACCGATTCCAGAAGCAGTTGCTTCGCTGCCAGTAATCTTCCGTGTCCGATAATGACTGTCTTATCCTTATCGACCACGATCGGTTGTTTCCATCCGAATTGCTTGATACTGTTCGCGATGTGATCCACTTGTGCTGGCGGATGTACCTTGATGTTCGCCGGGTATGGGATCAACTCATCCGGGCGAAGCCATACTATGTCCATGTGACCTTCCATCTTTGACCTCCGTTTCGACCTTCTGCGTTATCAGCAACCCCACCGAACAAGGCCGATTCCCTTCTCCCGGAGGAAGGTCAAGCCCCGGGAGGACACCGCAAATTGTGAGCATGAAAAAACGGCCCTTCGGAAAGGCCGTTTTCGATGGATATACTATATCACAGATAATACTCCGTTTTACTTCGCTCTTTTATAATCCGCGAATCTTTCGACAGTCTTGAATATCGCTTTATGGTTTACCCATCGTGCAAGCCTTTTCAGGCTTTCGTCCGGTTCTTTATTCGATGTGAAGTCCCGGTATGGCTGCGCGAAAACCTCGACTCCTGCGTCCCGTAATGCTATCGCGCGTCTTTCTGCGCTTTCGATGTCCTGAACAAGCACATACACGAAGATTCTGTATGGCTTTACACCGAACTTTCCGAGCAGATCGACTGCCTTTAATACCACTGCCAGCATTGCATCCGTATCTGCGCTCATTCGGATAAACCGAATCCATTTCAGGCGAGAGAAGACATCCGCGATCTCCGGTGTGATAAGCCTTGCATCGACTCCCTGATTGAAGTCGATATGGATGTCTTCGCCACATAGTGCCATATCCCATAATTCATCCACTGCCGGCCGACATGCGAGGACATTATTATCCATGAATACGATTTTATTGCTATCCGGTCTTTTGATCTCCGTCCATGTCCGATAAGGCCGGATTTTCCCTTCCTTCTTCGGCACAACGCACCACGGACAATTCCTGATGCATCCTCTGGAAAGGAATCCGATAGCATAATCGCAATTCGGATAGATCGAATAGTCAGGAAATATCGAATCTATCTCCGGTGGCAACTCGTTATATAATCCGTATCCTGTCCCACCCTTGATGGTATTTTCTGGCAGATACGGATTTTCCGGCGTGAATGTGAATACCTTCGAACTATAAACGCGATCATAAGTCATTAAAGGATTCCACCATTCGACCGAATCGCCTTGCGCCTTGTGCCATGCGGATATCTTCATCAGTGCATAATTCGGAAAGTCCGTTTTATCACTGTCATGCAGTCCGATTATCAATGTTAGCCCTCCGATGCCCGGATGCCGATCACTGTCGGTGCTTAATCCGGGATATTATGCATCCTTCCGCAGCTCCTTCGCGGATAACCATTTGTTTACTTCCAGCAATCCGCGTCCATGAATGACGAAGATCTGTGTTTCCTCATAATGCATTGCTTCCCGGATTTCCTTGAATCCCTGTCCGGTGATATATCGCCTTGTCAGGACTTCTTTCTGCCTTTCATCCCGGAGGGAATCGATCGCGGATCGAATCTCGCGAAGCGCGGTTTCTGCTTCCGATTTCATCTGGTAGAGAATCCCGCAAGCATCCACCGCAGAGCATACATCACGCGCCATTGGATCATTCTCTGCCGGGGAAGACAGGACTTTGATCTCCTTTAATGTGATGCTGGTATTCATCGCCCTTTGCATCGCGTCATCAATGGCCCTCTGCAATGCATCCACCCGTCCGCAGAGTGATCTATACCTTCGTAAGAACACTTTTGCTGGATTCTCCGGTGCTTTCATCAACTCACCCCCTTTGAATCGTAGGCAATCTTTCCGACAGTCAGCATCCCGGCTTCCTTGTCCATGCTCGCTTCCATGATGTATCTTCCGGCTTCGTTGCCAGTCCCCGTGTATATGGCTCGCGCCTTGATCGCGTGATCCAGCGTATCGAAGCACAACAGGGTATAATCTGGATTCGGATGGATCGCGATGAATCCCGGAAGCATTTTGATAAACTTAACCGCGCGGTTCGTGGCCTCCCGATTCCTGACGGGATCGATGATCCCTATGGCGAACAGATATACCTTCATTTCTGCGCCCTCCATGCCTGATAGGTTTCCTCATTGTAGGTGAACTGTCCGACATGTCCGCACTTTACCCGGGAATCGCAGTGTATCTTGTATCCGTTCTGCGTGGCGCGGAAGCAGAATGTGGTGTCTTCGCCCATTCCCATCAGCGGATAGAACGGCGCACCATACTTTTCATTCATGTCTTTCAGGACTTTCGCGGATGTCATCACACACCCGAAACCGCAACAAGCGATCTCAAAGATACTGTCTTTCGGGTAATCCATGTAACACCGACAATCGGTGTCCACCCATCCATCGTCCTTCACTTCCCAGTGCAGATGCGAATGGATCGCAGGAAGGATCGGTGTTTTCCGGGTGAAATAGATTCCGCAGACAATATCCATTCCCTGATCCATGTCTTCGCCCAGCCGGATCAGCGCGTCCTTCGGGATTACCATGTCCGAATCAAGCCAGAGGACTCTGTCGAATCCGGCTTCCATCGCCTTATTCGCGATCAGTGTCCGGGCAGTATATATCAGCGTTGCCTGAATCATGGCGAATCCTGTTCCTTCCGGCTTTTCCATTTCCATCAGGGAACGGGTGAACTCTGCGTGAATCATGTCGTGACAGGGAACTGCGATCAGTGTCTTCATATAATCCCTCCTTATCTGATCTCGACCTTCTTACCGAAGGCCTTTGCGATGCTATCCATCGTGTAGAGTGTCGGGAACTGTCTGCCGGTCAGCAACCCATTCACACTGGCCGGCGTGATCCCACTCATCCGGGCGATGTCAGAAGATGAGATTCCGCGCTTCTTCTTTTCCTTCTGTAACCACTTCGAGAAGTTCGCTGGCTCAATCTTCATCCGCTTTCACCGTCCTTCCGCTTCTGTCTCTGTTTTTCCCTCCATCGCGCCTGTTGCGCTTTCCATTTGTCGGGATTGTTTCTGCGCCATTCCTTTATGGTCTGGTATGCCTGTCCTTTATGGCTTTCTCTGTATTTCTTCTGGTATTCCCGTTTTTTCTGCTTTCGTTCCTCCTGCTTTTTTGCTTCGGTTATTATCTTCATGTAGCACATCCAGTGAGTGTTCATCTTCCGGCCTGATCTGTGACCGAATAATGGTTCTTGTCCGATTGCCTTGATAACTTCTCTGGTGCTGATCTGGATGTCCGACCACTTAAAGATCAGCACCCCGTCCGGTTTCAGCACTCTCATGCACTCTGCGAATCCATCATGGATCATCTGTTCCCATCCGTCTTCGAGTGTGCCATATGACTTCCGAAGCCAGCTGGATTCCGTCAGATTCTTTACATGTGGCGGATCGAATACAACCAGTGCGAATGATTCATCCGGGAATGGAAGATCGGTGAAGTCGCACTGAATATCTGGATTGATTACCAGATGCCGATGCTTCTTCTTCCCGTCTGCGCGTAATGTCTTTCCGAAATCGCCTTCCCATTCTTCGCGCCTTTTATCGCAATAAACGGTATGCGGTTCGGCTTTCTGAAACCAGATCGTTCGATCTCCGCATGTGACATCGAGGATCTTCTTATCATCCATCATGTTCACTGACCTTCCTGCATCCGCTTTTTTCATGCTCATCAAACCACTTCCAAGTCTGGTATAATGACCATGCCAAAGGCTTTTGTATATGCGTGTTTTTCTTCGCTTCTTCTATATTCAGGAGAAGCACATCGATCATTTCTCCGATGGTGAAAATCTTCTGTTTCATGGTTCACCGCCCCACCCGATGCCATTTATCGTAGACCGGTGACCAGATGAACCACGGAAGCATCTTCTTCTCGCGCAGCTTCCTGCATACTCTGAAAATCAGTTTACCCATCATATACCAGTCCTTTCATCGAAGTCCGACCAGTCAACGGGTGTTCCGCACTGGCTGCAATACTTATCCTGGTAATTCAATCCA